GCATAATCATGTTCTTCAGTGTTGAGGACCTGATAGCCGCCAATGGACCAGTTGAATTTGGGTTCATCGACGGTGGGGGGTTCGTGCTTCCGCGCGGACCCGTGTTGCCGGTGTACGAGCCTTTTGGGTTCGTCGCTGGCGGGGGGTTCACCCTTGGTGGTGGATCGATTGGGGGCGCAGTGTCAGAGCATCCCCGTACGGCGGAGGTAACACCTCCGCCAGTCGCAGCTTCGGCTGCGCATGCCGTGCATGAGCACGGTGACGTCAGAAGTGCCATGCCTATCACGGTCGTTGAAGCAACTGGCATTTGGTCCTGGTGGTCACGCACCATGGATACGCTGAAAAGGACAACATTAGCCATGTGTTGTTGCAGCCAAGTCGTTGAGAGTTGGGATCGTGAGATAACGTTTGATCGTGCTGTGCGCCACGAGATGTTGCACGTAACCAACGTGCCCGAAGGGCAAACCCTAGTGACTCACCTCGCTCAAACAGTTGAGTCACTGAATTCGGAGAAAGTACAACACATTCCCAAGTTGGTCGCGCAAGTGACTGTCGCCTTGAGGATGAAGCTCGGTGTCAGTGCAATGAATCGCAGTACACCAGGCAATGTTGTGCTTGTGAGAGCTGAGGCTGCGCGAATGTTGCGGGAATGGAATGTCCGCACAGTTGATGCGGCTGCGCACCTGCTGGTGATAGAGCGTTGCTTCTTCAATGATGACACGCATTACCAGTTGACCACATGGAGAGCCAGGGCCTGCTCACGAAGCAGGTTCGTGCGATGGGTCTTAGGGTCGGAGGACGTTCAGTCCTTCGATTTCTGAGGCCGTCCAGTTCGCCATGTGGGACAAGACACGGTTCACGCGGTACCAGAGGAGAGTAAATTCTGGGTGCCACGTGGACCGTGTCTTTCATCGCGTCCGTTGCACAGTATCACTGTGCGGCGGACCGGACAGCCGAGAAAGAAGAGGGAATACCATGTTGTAGCGTGCATGGGAAACAACCATGATTTGGGGGTTTACAACAATAGTGTCGACACTGTGGAACGGGCACTGTTGGAACGCTACTTTTTATGTGAGGTGGGCGGCGAGTTCCTGCCGGCATTGGATGTTGCGGAGGGTGCGTATGAAACCCGGGGCCTTGTTAGGTTCCGCCAGTTGGTTGTTGAGGAGGTGCGGAAAACTGCGACCGTGATACCGCTACGTGAAGTAGTCAAGGAGTATCGTGGTCCCAAGTACCGAATCTACGAGGCAGCCTACCGGAGTTTGATGCGTTCCAATGTCAACCGCAAGGATGCCAAGTTGAAGCCGTTCACGAAGTTTGAGAAGCAGTCGTTGTCCAAGGCGCCGCGCATCATCAATCCACGATCACCGAGATACAACCTGTCCTTGGGCCGGTACCTCAAAACGAACGAAAAGCGGTTCTACCACGCGATCAATCTCGCATGGGGCAATAGAACACCGCACACGGTGATCAAGGGTTTGAATGTGCGCGAGGCAGCAGCGGTTATGCGGAATAAGTGGGATGTGTTTTTGGACCCCGTGGCAATCGGGTTGGATGCGAAGAAGTTCGACATGCACTGTGGGATTGACTCATTGCAGTATGAGCACTCGGTTTACAATCGAACCTTCATGTGCCGACGGTTGGCGAAGTTGCTGTCTTGGCAGCTCCACAATGTCGGTCGCGCTTACTGCGCGGATGGAGAGGTGAGTTTCCGTGTGCCTGGCACACGGTGCAGTGGCGATCTTAACACCTCCTTGGGCAACTGTGTACTTATGTGTGCACTATTGTTCGAGTTGTGCGGAGAGCTCGCCGTCAAGGCCGAGTTAGCGAACAATGGGGATGATTGTGTGCTGTTCGTGGAACGGGAGGACGTTGAGCGTCTGCTCCAGCGAGTTACACCATTCTTCGCCAGCAAGGGGTTTCGCATGACGGTGGAAACACCTGTTGACGTGTTTGAGCAGGTTGAGTTCTGCCAATCACGCCCGGTCATGCTTGGTACAAGCTGGGTGATGGTACGCAACGTGAGAACGTGTCTCAACAAAGACCCCATGTGCCTCATCCCAATCCAGAACGACAAGGTGTGGAAGAAATGGCTTGGTGCTGTTGGTGAATGTGGGCTGTCTTCGGTGTCGGGCTGCCCTGTTCTCCAAGCGTTCTACAACTGCTTCATGCGAAGTGGAACAACGGCGTCGAGCAAGTTCAAAACCAATATTTTCCGGAACTCGGGCGTCCTGGAACGTTCAGCCGGCTTAACATCCTTGGTCAGGGAGATCACACCCACTGCGCGTGCGTCATTTTGCAGGGCCACGGGCATCACACCCGCATACCAAATTGAACTTGAAGCGTATTACGACAAAGTGGTGATTGGAGGCATCGACCCAAATAATGTCCGTGATGGCATGGTCGAAAACACCCCGCTACCATTCATCAGGCACCTGTAATTAATACGACATATTAAGAAACGAGTTCAACATGGCAAAGAGCAACATCAAGGTGCAGCTCAAGGCGAAAAATGGAAAGAAGAAGAAGGCGCCGCAGATTGCGGCTGCCAAGGAAATGTCCCGTCTCGGTGGGGCTTTGCGAATGCTGGGAGGAATGGGCGGAAGGCTCGCTGGCAACCTGGTCGGGTTCGGGGACGTTGGATCGTCATTCGGCACCGATCTTGGTGCCGCTGTTTCGCGTTGGTTGGGTTCGGGAGACTACACCGTCTCATCAAATTCAATCGTTCAACGCATGTCCGCGGGCAATTCCGTGCCAAGCATGCACAAGGACGGTCAAACGATCGTGGTCAGACACAAGGAGTTCATTACGGAGGTCATTGGTAACACAGCGTTTACGGTGCAACAGCAATACAGCATCAACCCTGGGCTTGCCACAACCTTCCCGTGGTTATCCAGCATTGCGCAGCAGTATTCTGAATACCGCATTCGTGGTATGGTGTATCACTATGTGCCCTCCAGTGGTGACGCAGTTAGTTCCACAAACGCCTCACTTGGAACAGTCATGCTGCAGACTTCGTACAGAGCTAATGAGTCAGCGCCCACAAGCAAAGTGGAGTTGCTCAACGAGTACTGGGCCTCAGAGGCCAAACCCTCTGAGGCATTTTGTCACCCAATTGAGTGTGACCCTCGTGAAAACCCTTTCAATGTACAGTACATTCGAACTGGTGCTCAGCCTTCTGGCGACTCTGTGCTTATGTACGATCTTGGTAAGACGACTTTGGCGGTATCGGGCCAACAGGCCTCTGGCAATGTGTTGGGCGACTTGTGGTGCACTTATGAAATCGAGCTTCGAAAGCCGATTCTCACAGGCATTAACAATACTTCGCTCTCCACAATCTCAGCCAGCGCCTCCTCTGGCGTTAACACCACCAACTGTCTCGGTACCAACATGACCACCACCGCAACATCAATGCCGTCAACTGTGACGTTCGGAACGAACACGATTACGTTCCCCGCAGGAAGCACCGGGAGTTACGCACTCACTGTGACATACCCCGGCACCACCGCTTGTGCGTTCAGCACACCGCTCATTTCGGGTACGGGGTCATCTTTGATTCCTGAATTCGTGAGCGTTAACGGGCGGTCAACCACCTATACGGTCGGCACGGGCACGGCATTCAACACGGTGGCCTTCAGCATCACAAACCCATCGACAACCACGGTGCTCACACTGGGCGCCACAACATTGACAGGACCGACCACAGCTTTCTTGGTAATCACTGAAGTGAATCCATTAACATGCTTGTAAGCAAACACCTACTGCCGCTTGTGACAGCGTTAAGTCACCGCAGACCACCCGCGCAGGGTGGTGGGGTCTCAAACAGCTGTGACAGGCTACCCCAATGAGTGAAAAATAGTCAAGGTCCCTAAGAATGGCAAACACCCAAGAGGGAATAGAAGTCCGGATAGCTAACCACTGGGTTGGAAAAGGCGAACATGCTCGTCAGGTAATGATCAAAGTCCTGTGTGTCACAGCATGTATCGAAAAGGTGATCTGTCTGAAAACGACATTAAATTAGTATCTTAACACCAGTAAGCCCACTCTGTGCGGAGTGTGTATCGTTAGGCTCGAGTGAGCCAGGGTTGCGATGACCTAGCACCATCCCTTGGGAAAGGATGTAAAACAGTCCAGCAATGGACAACGAACAAC